GATCATTTAGGACGGTCAGGCGAGAGAGAGGTGCACCCCTAAAACGGTCAAAGGCCCTAAACCACTCTTTTGTAAGAAGTGGAGCAAGGCCGATGTCCTGTTTTAGGAGAGAGTCTCGCACAATCCGACGACAGGACTCGTTGATGATCACTAGGTTATGAGCCTGGAGAAAATCAGCCGAGGATTCATCCAGTGGGTGGTTAAGACTGAGGACGTAAGTCCCAGCCTCCACACTTCCCTGGAGAAACTCTGTCGTTAGGAGTGCCTCTGCTGCGAATTGTCTCATTCGCCTACTCTGGCGATAAGACTTTCCAACAGCAAGAGATAGACTCTCAATGGCCACAGGGATTCCGGACTTAGGCTCAAGAGACTTTCGGCGTTCTCCAGTCAGGACCGCTACGAGAAGCGAAGCTTCTCCGATGTGGTCTAGGACAGAGGACACGGGGAAAGGAGAAACCTCCTCCCCTCGGAAGAGGTACCTCTTAGCAAACTCACAAATCTGAGAAGAAGAGTAAGTTTTTGCTAGAGAGACCTCAACTCCGATAAGGTTGAGCTTAGCCCGGTAGCATGCAGAAAGGTTGGAGTCACCGATCAGGACGTCATCACCAAGGATGACATACTTTGCGGTTTCCCACGAAATCTTAAGCTCGCGGCAACACCAGTACATAACAAAATGGTGAGCCACTGTGAAAGAGGACCAAGAAGACTGAGCCCCCATAGGGTTTCCTACCGCATATCTAACGGAGTTACGCGGAGAAACACTAAAGGGGTAGTCAACTAGGATCCTCTTCCAAGCTGCAGAGAACTCTTTTCCACATTGCCCCGCAAGGATATCAACAATTAGATCGATCGGGAATCGATCCGTTGCTGCAGTCAGATCCACGGAGTGAAGAATAATATTTTCACCCCAGGATCTAACCTTCTCCGTGAAGGCTCCCTGAGCGAACGTCATATCTTGGTTGATTCCGCGCAGGATTCCGAACAGGAAAGAGTGAAGGCCGCGTAGAGCTTCCTGAGACCAATAGTCTAGGATAGCAATTGCGCGAGTCTTCCCCTCCTTATCTGGAATCCCAACTACCTTCCGGATAACCTTCGACTTAGGTTCAAAGAACTTAGAAGAAGGCTCCGAGAGGGTAGGAGACTCAGCCAGGAGACGCCCCATGAAATCATGGAGCGTCTTACCCCCAACGGTCCCAATGTCCTTAAGGAGTTCCGGAAAAACCGAAACCCCCATAAGGTCACTGAAGGCCGTGGTGAGGGCTGGACCATTAGGTCCAGACTTCTGGGTAAAATGACAATCCGACCAATCTTTCGGCTTAGCGTCTTTCCTACGCCGAGTGATCTTCTTCCAAAATGGTCGAATAAACTCTGCGTAGGACTGAGGTTGGAGTACCACGGTTGCCGGAGAAGTAATGGGCGAGAGGTCTACCTTCACAGGTAGCCTAAAGGCGCGCAGTGCCGTAAGAGCTGTGAGGACAATCCGG